GCCAAGGTTGACCCGGCGGACGTACCCTTCTGACCGTAGGCTAGTCGTTCTTCTCCCCCCCGCTTGCGGCCGCAGGAAGTTGGCCAGCAGGCGGGGGGTTTTCGTTTGCGAACGGGACGAGGCGGTTCAACGCCTCCTGTCTGCGCCTGCAACCCTTGCATGAAGGAATGCCAACGGCATTGGTTCCTGCAGCAATGACATCGCCCAAACCCCGGAATTTCTTGCCTGGTGGAGCAGCGTCAAATTGAAGAACCGTGACGGTTCCGTCTTGATGGAGTTCCAGCGTATACGCGCCATACTGATTGGTGACTACCGCTTTGGTGTTCATAGTCGTTCAATGATAAATGACTTGTAGACGCGCCATCCACGCCTGTAGGTTTCTTTGATGCAATCACGCCCTGCGTTTGGTCCACAGTCGCAGAAATCGCAACCGTTCAAATTGGCCGTGGTGTAACAGTAGGTAGGAGACAGCGTGCTGAAATCGCTGCACATATCTTCGCCGCTTCCAGTAGTGGTAGTAGCCAAGTTGCCATATGCGCCAAGACCAAGAGTCCACACCGTTCCGCCTGCGAAGTCTTCACACGGAAGGGTCTCAACCCAGGTCATGTCGCCCGTTTCAGAGTCGCAATCAAAGTAACCAAGGGGGTAGTTTTCTAGCGTCCCGCCCCATCCGACAACCCAACCCAAACACTCATCGTTGAGTCCACTTGTCGGGTCATACTCCGTAGTCCAATCAAGGAACCGAGTTCCAATGCCGTTGCAGAAGACCAGCTCCGCAGCGGCATCCGTTCCGCCCGTGTAGTCATAGGGATCGGACGTAGTGTCGCAACCTGCCTTCAGCGGGAACTCCTGCAAGCATGGATCACCTAGCGGAGTGTTGCCAATGATCCAACGCGGTCCCATCAATCCATCTTGATAACGCTGAACAGTCGTGTATTGAACTTCAAGCCAAACACGATCAACCGCAGGAGTTGTTTGAAGCAGAGCTGCGGGCCTGTCGTACATCAAGGTTGCGGGAAACGAATCCGCAGGAACAGCAGTAACTGGCCCGGTAGCAATGACGGCGGGGTCGGCGTTAATATCTGTAACGGCTTGTGCCAACGTCCGTGTCGCAAGGTTGTAGGTTGACTGCGTTACGCCGCTTGCATTCTTGATGATGAATTGTCCACCCGTAATTTCCCATGTCCAATTGACATACGTCCCGATGTTTGGACGGCTAACGGACATATACGCGGGAGGCGTTCCGTAAACACACCGATAGGCGTATGCGGCGGTAACCGTTTGCGTTTCGTCCGTCTCACCCGAAGTTGTCCACGTTACGCACGAAGCGCATCCGGTGAAATCTCTTCGGTAGTCAACGTCAGCCTGATTGCGGTCAACTTCTCTTTCGCCAATGTACGAAAGACCGGATTGAGTAAGTGTGCCGCTGATATCAGCAAACCATCCGCAACCTGGCTGACTAGGCTGTGACGTTGTAATCGTGTCAACGTATGGCAGCGTCACAACCAACGTATCCATCTCAAACGTGCTGATATAGTGCTTGTCAATACCCGGGGTGTTGCAGTTGCCCGACTGTGGCGTGAATGTTGATAGGCAACTAGCGTAGTTTGGGCAATTGCAGTCAATCGTTGGCACATCGCAAGACGGAGCCGCGCCCGGACATAGAGCCGTTGTTACATCCGTTTTGTCCCACAACTCATTGGCAGCACGCGCCCGCAACGTGATGCGAAATGGCCTGCGTGGCAAACAAGTCACGGCAGGACAGCAACACGAAGCGTTCAGGATGCCGCTCATGCCACGATGACAAGCGCAGCGATGAAGATGAGCAGGCGCGTCACTTGATGATTCCGCGCTTGCAGAGGTAGATGCCGCCGGCAACGCCGAGGCAGAAGCAAAGGGCGGCCGCCCACACCGAGCCAACGAAACTGGAGAGGTCTGCGAGAAGCATCATCAAGCCTTTCTTCGGGTCTGTGCCTTGCGGAACGCCGCGTCGAATTCCGGGTCTTGCGCCCGCATCGCGGCAACGTACTCCCGATCCCCTTCGGGTCGGTTGGGGTCTAGCATATCCACGGCGAGTTCCGCCTGGGTCACTTTCTTTCGCGGCAGCCAACCGATTGCAACGCGCATGGCCGTGCCGATGCCCGATTGCCATACGAGGAAGGCGATGCCCGCCACGGCCACGCCGATGCCCCACCACCGCAGGGTCGAAAGCCATGCCGGGGTGATGTCCTGCACCTGGGTGAGCTGAACGTGGATGTCGGCCGCCGTGGTGTCAATGCGCGTGGCGCGCTCCACCACCTCCGCATCCTTGATGGCGTGGCCGTGGTCAATAAGCGCCTGGGCATCCGTGCGGATGGCGTTCGTATCACCCGCGATACGTTCCACCGGGCTGCACGCGACCGCCAGCAGGGCCACCGCCGCAAAGGCAAGCCATACCCGGCTCATCGCTTTTCGATCTTCCCCACGCGCTCCTCGAGCGCCCCGATGCGGACGTTGATGACCCGGATCTGTGCATTCCCCTCCCCGGTCGCCTGCTGGATCTTCTCCATCTCGGTTGCCATCTTGTCCAAGGCGCGCGTCTGCTGCTCGTCCCGTTCGCTGCGCTGCCCCGCGTAGACGAACGCCCCGGCAATGGCAATGACCGCCACCACAAGCTGCGCGGGCTTCATCCAAAATTCGACGGCATTCTTGGTTTCGATGGTCATGGCTCACCACGAGGAAATGATGCAGATGAGGCCACCGCCACCGTTGCCGCCAGCGCCCGTAGCGGTAGTGGATGCCCCCGATCCGCCGCCGCCCGCGCCGTAGCCGCCCACGCCGCCAGCGGCGCTTGTGCCACTTGACGAGGTGCTACCACCGCCACCCGAACCGTAGAAGCCCACGTTGCTTCCTGCCCCGCCCGTACCCGCGCCGCCCGTTCCAATGCCAACCCGCGTAGCACCTGATCCGCCAGCATGAGTTGTGCCACCCGATGACATTCCACCACCGCCACCGCCGCCTGGTGCGCCCTGCGAATTGCTCGGAGTCGTTCCATTCGAGCCACCCGCGCCACCCGAGCCACCAGCACCACCCCACCACAACGAGCTTCCATCACTGAGGGCCGCGCCACCGGAGCCACCCGAATTCGTCCCTCCCGCGCCAAAGTTGCCGCCAGCCGCGTAGGCGTAGGTAATGCCGGACGCGGATGCTGACGATGCGCCGCCCGCCGTGCCTGGGTTGCCGTTAGTGTTTGCAGAAACACCCGCGCCACCCGTGCCGCCTGTACCCACCGTGACGGTGAGCGAACCAGGAAGAGCCACGGCGCGATACGTCAGCTCCGTGATGCCGCCGCCGCCACCACCTCCGCCGCCGCCCTTATTGCCTGATGCGTGGGCATGGCCGCTGCCGCCGCCACCACCCGCGCCGATGCACACAATCTGCACGGATCGGCAGCCGCTCGGCTTTGTCCATGTCCCGGAAGTGACGAAGAGCTGCACATCGACACCCGGTCCAGGCTCCCATTGAGTCGTGCCGGAAACGTAGCGCAGCAAATCGCCATTGGCTGGGGCCGATGACGAAACGGCCGTGCCGCGAATCTTGGCAACGGTCGGGGATGGATAGGTTCCTGACAGGTCGCCCGAGGCCGCCCCGGTAGGCGCTCGAGAGTTCGACAGGCGCGCATCGTCGCCAACGCACGCCGTGGTCGATGCCGTGCCAAACGACACCGCAAACGTCCGGCTAGCGGTCAGATCGCCGCCACCCGTCAAGCCCGTGCCTGCGGTGAGGACGATGCTATTTGCCGCCTTTGCCGCAAGGTCGGTGGTCAGGTTGGCAACCTGGGACTGCGCGAGGCCAGCAGCCGGGATAGGGTCGCTGCCAGCGCTGCCGTGACTGCTGCCGTGAGAAGTCGGGGTGCGCGCATTAGAGAGTCGCGCATCGTTGCCAACGCACACAGTATCCGTCAGCGTGCCAAACAGCACTTCCAACGCCACATTGCTTGCAAGCGTTCCGCCGCCGGACAACCCAGCGCCAGCAATGATCGAACGGGTGGTCGGGACTTTAGCCGCGAGGTCCGTGGTCAGATTCAGGACTTGCGACTGCGCCAAACCATCAGCGGGGATTGGATCGCTACCAGCCGACCCGTGCGTGCTGCCATGCGTTGACGGCGTGCGGGCGTTCGACAGGCGGCTATCCGTAGCCTCCACGATCTTGCCCGCCGTAGCCGCGCCGCTGGCTGCAAAGTCCGCGGCGATGGTTCCGGTGGCGGTAATGGTCCCGCCCGTCAGGCCCGTGCCAGCGGTCACGCTGACAACAGCGCCAGCGGAAACGGTCACGCCCGAATCAACCACCGAGATGGATACCTGTTCGGGCATTAGACGGACCCCGCGTAGATGTTGACCTGTGCCGAACCGAGCGAGATCAACCGCTTAACCACGCTGCTGGGGAACAGGATGTCAAGGTCATACAGCGCGTTGCCGCACGGGAACGCGTTGGTGATGGCCGAAGGAATCACAATGGTCCCCACGGTCTTTGCACCGTTCAGCGTGATGTAGTTGGCCGTGTTTGCCGTCAGGTAGGCCGCCTCGCCAGCCTGGGCCACGCGGAGCCGCCAATCCGTGGCCGTTGCAAGCGCGGGGTAGGTCGCAGGCCAATCGCTGACCGTTACCTGTGCCTGAAATTCCGCGCCCTGCTCAAAGATGATGTTCCAAGTGGTCGCCATGTTGGTTCCTCATATTACGCGGGGCGCGTCGAAATCCGTAGATTAGGTCGTAATCATCACCGCAGCCGGGAGGTTTGTTGCTAGTTCTGAAACATCGACGGGCGTGGTTGTGAAGTCTGGCCAAGTTCCAAACGTAATCGTCCGCAAAATCGACACGAGTTGTCCAGTACCAGCAGCGGTTTGACCAAGGCTATACACGGCTCCAACAGAATGTCGACGCACGGTTGCTGCTGGAGAGCCAGACATCACACCAAGCCAATACTGATTCCCGCGAACAATGGACACCGAAATGGCCGCCGACAGCTCCGCGATGGCGGCTCCGCTCAACGAACCGGAGTTTGCCAACGGTGCGCCCGTGGGCCACCCGTTCGCGCCGGACGCGTAGATGCCAAGCGCAAACGCAGAACTTGCAACCGCAGAGGTAGCAGCAAGCTTGATAGACGCAGCCGTGAACGATGCAGGGGCGACCATTGGACTCATCATGAGCCTGTTTGCGGTGAGTGCAGACGCGCCAAACGAGGCTGCATTTGCAGCTCCATATATACGGTGCGCGGCAGACAGCGGAGACAAGCGAAACGCACCAACCAAGTCGGAGACATCGGACACAACGTGAGTGTGCGACGTTGCCGCCTTGCCATCAAGAGTTGTCTGCAACCCGGTGGTGTCTGCAATTGCGTGCGAGTGCGCTAGCGCCGCGTACACAGGGTTCAGGGCAACGACTGTCCCATCTGACTTGCGGGTGTAGATCCGGCCATCTGCGGTGTTGATGGCAATTTCGCCAGCAGTAAGTTCGGAGGTAGCCGGAGCAACACCAGCCACATTGTTTCGCTTGTGCAGAATGCCCATATCAATCGCCTCCCGAGTAGGTTCCGCCGTCAACGTCAGAGGTCAACCCTGCGCCGCCAGCGGTGCATTCAACCACCACGGCATTCGGCATCGAGAACCAATACTGCGGCCCGAATGGCGGCGACCCGGTCGTGTACGAGGTCGGGAATTGCTCCACCATCATCACGATGGTGTCGTTGGCAATGGCAACCGCTCGGATGGTCGCATTGGTGTAGTCGCTCTGCGCGACCCCTGGCGCAATGAAGTTGCGCGTGTCGCCCGTGCCGTAGTTCAGGTTGGCGTTCTCTGCCATGTTGCGCGCCAAAATGGACCCGCTGCGCCCATACGCGCCGATGGCAACGCTCGGAGTTCCGCCTGCACCAGCGGCCGGATTCGGTTCGACTTCCTCAAACGAGTACCGCCACCGCCAGTTGGTATACAGCTCTGAACCCGTGATCTTGGCAGGGAACACCCGGCACATCGGCGGCGGAACGTCGATGATGGTTGCGCCCACGAGGTTGCGGTACGCCTGGGCGTTACCCTTGGCCGTCACAAGGTCGGACGGGTTTACCTCCGAAGTACCCTGCAACCCGAACCGCCAATCGTCCTCGCGGGCCTCGCTAATCGTGTACGGGGCAAGCTCGCCGTCTATCTCTGCCATCCGGTAGGACACGTTGCCGATCTGCCCGATGTTGACAGAAGCGCTCGTGTACCACGGAATCCAGCCAGCCCACACCGTCCGCCCGAATGGGATGTTGCTGTTGCGGGACACATAATCATCTCGGATCTTGGTGCGCGAAGTGGCCGGGTTCCAACCGGGCGAAGTGGTCAGCTCCGCGCCCGTGGCATCGTTCACCACAATGGACGCATCCGTCAGGTAAGCCGAGCCGATGTCGTTGGGAGCGCGCACCCAGGTCGGGGTAGCGCCTTGCGTATCAACGGCCTGCTGGCTGAAGTTGATGTCGGCCGCCGGGGTATTGGCGATGGTGACGTTGTTGAACACCGTTCGCCCTTCCACGCTGCGCCGGGGCATGACCACCGAGGCAATCTGCGGAGCGCGAGCCTGGTACCCGGTCGCGTTCCACAGGCTGACTAGCGCGTCTGTGGACAGCGCAGCGCCATTGACAGGCTGCATACCACCGCGCATGGCCGTCTGATAGGTGTTCATCGCCCCGTTGTATTGCGTTTTGAGGCCCGTTCGGCTGATGAACCGCGTGGCGCTGCCCGTCGATACAACGATTTGCTGATTAGCCGATGCGATGGCATCAAGCAGGATGGAGAGGCTGACGTTGGGAGATCCGCACAGGTCTGCAAGGCGGCGGATGTATTCCGGGCTTTGCGTGGTGAAGCCCGTGGGCATCGTCAGGTTGTCGCCGGATGCCACCGTCCCAATGTCCGTGATGAGATCCGAATAGGTGCGGGTCGAATCAACCCGCCAGCGCCCATCGCTTGACCAAGTAGGGGACAGGTTGGTGTTCAGGATGGCCGCGCTGGAGAACTTCCAATACCACCGCTCGTCCACCAGCTCAACCATGACCACGCCGCCCGACTCGCGCCAAAAGAACGGTTGCTGCGGACGGGCATACAAGCCCGACAGAACGACCGTACGTCCGCTTGAATCCTCGAGGGTGAGACTGACGGTGGTAGAACCGTACAGCGTTGCAATCTGCGTGGAGGCCACGAGGACGCTTGCCCGCGTGTGCTGCGTCATGCCCACCGGGACATCGACGCGGAACAGATCCTCCTCCGCAATGCCGATCTGCCGCGCCGTGCTTCGCATCTCCTGCGTGGGCAGAAGCGTGGGGATGACGGTCGCGCCTGCGGTGATGTACGCGCTCACGCTCATGCGTAGTCCTGGGGCGTGCCGACGTTGTACGCGGCCGCGTTGGTGTTGGCGTTGAACACGGACACGGCGGTGTTCTGCCCGTCCGCATCGGTGTTGAACCCGAGCGATGCCGGGGCAATTACCGTCTGCGTGGGCGACCACCATTGCCGGCGGCCGGACACGGTGCTGTATCCGTTGCTCGTCGCGCCACCGCCGTCATAGGACTTCAGGGTGCGGGTGTAGACCCCGATGAACGTGCGCTGGCCGCCCGTATCGACATCGCCGAAGTTGACCTTCCAATCGTCCTTGACCACCACGAAGCCCGCCGGGATCGGCCGGAAGATGCGCTGCGGCGGGTTGTTGACCCCCTTGACCGTGGTGACTTCCTCGAGGACCGTGCTTGCCTTGCCCGCCTGGAACACGAAGTCGGAACCCTGCGTGTAGAGGGTTTGCAGGCGGTGCATCTTGGTGTCGGTATAGACGCTCGTGACCGTCTGCGACCGCTCCACGCCGGCGGGCTGATTGGCCGCGTTGTTGGTCATGCGCGGCAGCGTGGCGAACGGACCTTGGTTCATGGCCGCATTGGCCGCGTCAAAGTTCGTGTCGGGGGCCACCATTGAGGTGGTCGGCGTACCAGGTGAGCAGTAGTCCGTGATGGCGTTGATGACCGCCGCCACGGGGAGGCTGCTAGCCACGCCCTGATTCTTTGCCGACAGCTCGTTGTTGTACCAATGCGGGATGGACGCAATACCCTTGTATCCGCCGTAGGCATCCGGGTATTCGGGACAGGTCCGCGTGACCGTGAAGAATTGGCCGATCAGGTTGGCAAGCGGGACGGGCGGAAGCGTGGTAGAGGGGGTCTGATCGCCAGCAAAGGCGTAGCACCGCGCCTGGATCTCCACGCGCACCTTGGACCGCGTCATCATGTCCTGCTCGGAGAACACGATGCGGTCAAGCTGCGACGAGCGGAACGGGATGCGGGTTTGCGCTAGCACTACCGCTGCCCACATCATGTGCCGCACATCGCCATTCACCGGACCCTCGAGGTCACAGTTGAACCGCAGGGTGGCGAAGGTCAGGTCGGTACGGGAACGCTCGTAGGTGAATTCGCAGTTACCCGTGAGCGCGCTGTCGGGCAGCTTGATGCGCGCCTGGGTGTCAACGATGGTGTAGATGAGCGAGTTGCCGCTTTCGTTGTAGGCAAACGTCTGCGACTCGCGCCGCCAAATGCTGTCATCCGGCGGACGGGTCGGCAGGATGGCCTTGCGGAACAGGTCGGCCCAAGGCGCTTTGCCGTTGACTTGGGCAGCGGTGTTGTCCTCGGCGTAGGTCGTGTCCGCGTTCGTATTCGACAGGTCAACAACAATGCTGCCCGTAACCGTGCGCGTCATGTGTCCCGCGGCATCAAGAGTGAACGACTGCACCCAGCGATGGGACACAATCGGGCAATCGTCCTCCTCGGCCATCGCGTGGCCAACGATGGTGAACGTGACCATCGCCGCCTGCCGGCCGCTGATTTCCGTGACGGTCATAGACATCAAGGGACCGCGCAGCGCATCCGGCCCGGAGGACTCGTAGACCGCTTCGGTTGCGCCGTCTGCCGTCACCCAAATCTTCACCTCATCGACGCGCCCAGGCTCCTTCTTGGTGAGGTTGGCAAGCGTGGTGTAGGTTGAAGTGCCGTAGGACACCAGCGCGGACCCGGAGATGGTGGTCTCGTAGCGGATCTGCGTGTAGCCGTCCTCCGCGTAGATCGCCCGCGCATCCCACGAGGTGATGTTGGCATACGGAAGCGTGAACGTGTTGTCGCCCAGCTTGAACGCCACCCATGTATTGCCGTTGGTAGACATCAGAAGCCCTTCATTCCCATAAGTTTCAGATCCGCAAGGAACGGCTGATTGATCGCGCCGTAGTCAATCTTGGGGTCCGGGGTCTTGCGGTTCAGGGCGCGGAGATCGCGTGCCATCTCCCTGAACGTGGCAACAATGCCGCCCGCAGGATTCATAAAATCAAAGAGCGCTTGTCCCTGCTCTCCATAATTGTATCCAACAGCCAAACGAGCTAGGGAACTTGATGTACCGCCGTAAGAGGAAAGCTGAACCATCACCGCAACGGCCTCCGCTGCCTTTGCCATTGCCTCCGTGATTTTCGGCAAATACTCTTTGAGGTTGTCAAGAACGTCAGCAACGTACTTCGTGATTGGGCGAAGGAAAATTGCGCCCATGCCAGCGAACGCAGATCGGATTTCCACAAACGCACGCTCAATGCGACCCACCTCAAGCATCTGTGCGCCGATGGCCCCGCCGTACTGCATCCCCATGCGGAAGCGCGTGTTGACCATCGCAATCTGATTCTGCATCTCGGCGAGCTGAATGCCGGGGCTGTAGTCGCGGAGGTCGCTTGCCACCTCAAGCACAAAGCGATTCAGGGCGAGGAGCGCCTTGCCGACTTCGCCTACCACCTTGGTCATCACCGCGAACACACCCGCCACCGCCGTGAAGGCTGTAGAGGCAAACGATGCGGCCGATGCCATCGCTCCAATATCTTCGGCGGCTTCCGCCATGCCACCTCCACCGCCATCCATATCGCCAACGCCGCTGATGCCTTCGGTTTGGCCGCCGCCCTGCTCGTTGATGTCGATGACGATCCGTCCAAGGTCTTGCATGGTTACAGTCCGTTCTCAAAGGCGCACACGAAGGTCTCCGTGCCGCGCATCCAACCAACCAAGTCCTCGGCCGGCTCAACCTGACCGCCGTTGCGCCAGGTCAGCGCGATGGTCAGAATGCCGTTGAGGTCGTTCTGATTGAGCAGCACCCGCAGCCCGTCGATGAATTGCTCGATGCCATTGGAACCGGAGATGCGCTCCGTGGCCCGGTTGACCGGGTCAAGGAGGCCGCGCCACCACACCACGATGTCGATCTTGGCCTCCTGCAAACCAACGCCCGACCGCCAATGCAGCGCGGTGTCGCCGCCTGGGATGACCTGTACCGCGTACTGCGCGATGGTCTCATCACTCGGCCGCTCCGACAGGTACACGGCGCTGCCGTAGCCCTCGGTCACCATCCAGTTGGCAATCTCGGTCAGGAGCGCATTCCACACCGCTGCGTTCTGCGTAGCCATCAGCCCACCGCCTTCTGATGCTCGAGGTTCATGCGGATACGGAAGGCGAGGTCGGCATCCCCGGTAGCAAGCGCCACGGTCTGCTGCGCCACCTCTGCCGATCCCAACGCCATAGCGATGGCCCGTGCCTGAACGATGCTCTGCCGCGCCTCAATCATGGGAATGTTCTGCGCGAGGCCCATAGCAGTCTCCGGGTCAAAGTCGGTGGGAGGCCGCCCATAGGTCGCCAAGAACACGGCGGCCTCCCGTGTCAGTTTCCCGCGTTCTGTACCGCCTTGCCCAACCGGGCAAAGACCGCGAACAGCACCTCGTCGGCGGCCTGCTGGGCCACCTCGGGGGTGCGTGCCACGGCCCGGATCGCGTTGGCGATGTCGGCCACGGTCGGCTGTTCACCGCCGGCAATGCTGCGCTTCTGCACGGAGGCCACCAGCTCGTTCCATTGGATCACGAGCGCGCCCGTGGGGATGGTCACGCGGAACAGCATCGGGTCGTTGTCTTCGTTCAGGTCGATCATGTGGTGGACGAGGTAGCGAGGACGTTGGTGGACGGAGTTGGGATGGCCTTGAAGGTCAGCCCAAGACGCTGCTCCACGTTGCCGAAGTTGCTGTGGTTGATAGCGTCACCCATGATCATGCACGTTGCGAACGTGTACGAGGTCTTGCCAGCCGTCAGCGGGAGGATCTTCACCCCAAACGTTCCGTTGCCGTTGATGAGCAGACGGCCCACCGTAGTGGTGTATTCCGCGCCGCGCTCCCGCACGGCCAGGGCCGTCAGGTTGGCCGCGTCCCACTTGACCAGGGTGCAGGAGATGACCGCCGTGGTGTTCTGAAGCACCATTTCCTCCGGCACAGCGCCCGAGGCCACGGTCTTGATCTCGTGGACGTTGTCGGTGTAGGTGATCTGCGGAAGGCTGTCGTTGTCGGTCAGTCCGAGGTCAACGTAGCCAGCTCCGAGGTTCACCTGGATCTTGGTTGGTCCTGCGACGAAAATTGCGGTAGCCATCAGCTTCTTCCTTTCAGGATTCGGGCGAGGCCTAGTCTAATCGACTTTCCGATCTCTCCCCATTCATCGTTGGTAGGAATCATAAACGGTCGCTTGGGGACGGTCACGCCCTGCCAAGCCATCACGAAGTCCTTGCCGCGCACCAAGCC